TAGAGCAAAAGATGTTCCGGTAGCTACAGCTTCTCAGCGAAAGGCCAAAGTTAAAACCTCCAAAGATGATAGCAATGACCTTGAGGATCTGGCTAGGTCTAAGATGATTGGTGATAATGCTAATATTGTTTTATTAATTGAGAAGAGAGCTGACGAGCATCTCATGGAGGATATGATTGTGCATATAGCTAAGAACAGAGATGGCGCCTTAGGAAAGGTGAAATTATTGAAAGAATTTCCAAAATCTAGAATATCAAACATACCTGATGACTGGGCTGAGACATTGGGTGCTGAAAATGAAGTATAAAGACAAAGAGTTTTTAATTGAGGAATATATAGTTAAAAATAAAAGTGCAACTCAAATAGCGATAGAATTAAATATACACTCTAGTTCAATTTATAGATTTCTTAAGAAATTTGGAATTGAAAAAGATAAAACAATTATACAAACTGATAGATGCTTAAAACAGCAACAATCTTTATTAGATAAATATGGGATTAATAATCCCATTTTAATTCCAGGTGCAACGGAAAAAGCTAAAGCTACAAATATAGAAAAATACGGTGTTTCGACATATTTAAATAGTAAAGATGGTAAAGAAAGATCAAGGGTTACTTCTTTAGTTAAGTACGGAACGGAGCACCCATTTTCATCTAAAGAAATTCAAGATAAACAAAAAGATACTATGTTATTTCGTTATAATGTAGAAAAGCCTCTTCAAAAGGAAGAGTTTAAAGATGCTTTTAAAGAAACTATGAAAGAAAAATATGGTTATGATAGTGTTTTGGGTAATCCAGAAATGATGGAAACGCATAATGCTGTTATGTTAAAACGATATGGTGTACATAGTATTGCTCAAACATCAGAAGGTATTTCGAAAATACTTAATACCAAAGTGGAAAAAGGACAAATTAAATTAGTTAATGGACAACTTAAAACGACATTTGCAAAAGATAATGACATACCTTATTCTACATTAACTCATCTTATGCGAAGTACTAATATAACGGCAGAAGAAATATTAAAACAAGAATTTGACAATCAAACATCTTTAGAACATTTTTCATCTAAAGTTTTTAAACTAGATAAATATAATAAATATTTTGATTTAGAAAAATATCAAGAGTTACGATATAAACCAGATTTTAAACTTTCAGAAAAAGCGGCTTTTAATGTAGATGGATTATATTGGCATTCTGAAATCAATAAAGATAAAAATTATCATTTTGATATGCGCAGGATGTATGAACAACTTGGGTTGAGAGTATTTCAGTTTCGTGAAGATGAAGTTATGGAAAAGCATGAGATTATACAATCCATATTGAATAATTTTCTTGGACATTCACATAAAATTGGAGCAAGAAAAACTAAAATATTAAAACTTAGTATTTCAGAATCTAAAAATTTTTATGAGAAAAATCATATTAAAGGTTGGAGAAGGGCCTCTAAACATTATGGTTTAAAATTTCAAGACGAGATAGTTTTTGCTGCATCTGTAATAAAAACAGGAAATATATTAAAAATAGAAAGGCTGTGTAGTAAAATAGGATACACAATCATAGGCGGATGGAGTAAAATTCTGAAACAAATATTAAAAGAATATTCCTCAGTAGATAGAGTAGAGTATTGGGTTGATTTACGATATGGAACCGGAAATTTTTTAGATAAATTTGGATTTAAAATTGAAAGAGATATTCTTGGTTGGGAATGGACGGACAAGAAAAAAACATATAATCGTCTACAGTGCAAAGCTAATATGGATCAGCGTAAGCTATCTCAACAAGAGTACGCCGCAGAACTTGGATGGATTAAGATTTATGATGCGGGACAGAGACTTTGGTCTCTAAACTTAAAGGATAAATCTTATGCCTAGACTAAAGAAATTTGATTTTGTAGAGATCGAAACAGATTCATCCATAATTATAGCAATTTTATTAACCAAAAGAAGAGATGCATTTGAAATTCTTCCAATTTTTAAATTTGATACACCAGAAGATATATCAGATATAATTTGTAAAATAACTTTATTACGTTCATCTGTTAAAAAAATAAACAGATTAAGTAAAAAGCATATAGATCAAATCATTTATTTGCTGGGAATCAATAATAATATTATTAAACGAGCAACAGAAAGAGTATTAGATGAGAGAACAAGTAATAGGAAAAATTAAAAATTTAATTGTTTCTTCTGAAAATAATGATTTAGAAATTACAATTTTAATAACAGATGCTAAGTTTAAAAAAAAACTTCTTAGAGATTTATCTTTATCAGGTAATCTAAAAGTAAATGGAACTGATGTTGTTTTCATAGATAAGGAACAAGATGCCTAAATATACTTTTGAATGTGATAAATGTGATTTTAATGATATTAAGACTTTTAGTATTTCTGATTTTTTGATATATAAAGAAGAGAAAAAAGAATGTCCAGAATGTAATGCTGGCGTATTATCTCATAAGCTGGGGAAAATTAGAAATGAAGTTGATAAAAGTTCTTTAGAAATAATGGATGATATAAGAATAGATGTACAGAAGACAATTAAAAAGATAGAAGCTGGAGATCAAAGGACTATTGAGTCCATCTATGGCGATAAACCTAACCCATATAAGGAGTGAATATGGCGGATACCAACCTAATGGACTTGCTTCAAAGTCATATTGAAAAGAAATCAGAGTTGTCTTGGACTGGAACCTTAAAAGAGTACGTCCAAATGGTAGTTGAAAATCCCGGATTATATAAAAATGCTCATCAAAGAGTTTTAGAAATGATTGAGTCTCATGGCATAGAAAAAGATGCAGATGGTAATATAACTGGATATACTTTTTTCAAAGATGATTTATTTGGTATTGACACTCCTATTGAACAGATAATGTCTTATTTGCGTGCTGCCGCAGCCGGAAGCGAAGTAGGAAGAAGAATTCTGTTATTATTTGGTCCAACATCTTCTGGAAAATCACAATTAGCAATTTTATTAAAGAGAGGACTGGAACAATATTCTAAAACAGATGCTGGAGCAATTTATGAACTAGTAGATTCTCCAATGCACGAAGAACCATTAATAGCAGTTCCACAAGAATTAAGACCAATGTTTAAAGAACGTTATGGAATAAATATACAAGGCGAATTAAGTCCATTAACAGCTCTTCTTCTTAAAGAAAAATATAATGGTGATTTTCTAAAGATGCCGGTTAGAAGAACGACAATCTCCGAACGAGATAGAACTTGTATAGGAACTTTTGTCCCATCTGATAAGAAAAGTCAAGATATTTCAGAATTAGTTGGTTCACTAGACTTGAGCACTATAGGAACTTATGGATGCGAATCTGACCCAAGAGCTTATAGATTTGATGGAGAGTTGAATGTTGCGAATCGTGGTATCATGGAATTCGTAGAAATGTTAAAGGTAGATCAAAAGTTCTTATATGTTTTGTTGACATTGGCACAAGAGAAAAATATTAAGACTGGAAGATTTCCACTGATATATGCAGATGAATTTATTCTATCGCACAGTAATGAGACGGAATACAATAGATTCTTAGCTAAAGATGAAATGGAAGCACTTCACGATAGAACAATTGTTGTTAGAGTTCCATATAATCTGCAAGTAGAAGAAGAAATTAAAATTTATCAAAAGTTGATAGATCAAGCAGACTTCAAGAAATGTCATATTGCACCACACACTTTACGCTGTGCGGCTATGTTAGCTGTTTTATCTAGACTAAAGAACTCCAATAATCAGAGTTTATCTCCACTTAAAAAGATGCATCTTTATAACGGAGAAGATGTAGAAGGATTTACTGCCGCAGAAGCTAGCAAATTTAAGAGTGAATTTCCATCAGAAGGTATGACCGGACTTTCTCCGCGATATGTTATCAATCGATTATCTGCGGAATTAGCAAATGGAAAAGAGTTTGTTACTCCTATTGATATTATTAGGTCATTACGTGACGGATTAGAATCCAATCCTAAAGTTAATGCTCAGGAGACTGCTCGATTAGAAGATCTTTTAACATTGATCATTGAAGAATATAATAAAATGGCAAGAAATGATGTGCAAAAGGCATTCTTTGTAAACTTTGATTCTGAAATAGGTGCTTTGCTTAAGAATTATTTAGATCAAGTTGAAGCCTTTTTAGATGGAGCAAAATTAGAAGATGCCTGGGGTAAAAAGGTTCCTCCTGACGAAAGATTAATGCGATCCATCGAAGAGAAGGTTCAGATCTCCGAAAGCGGGAAAACGTCCTTTAGACAAGAAATTTATAGAAAGATGTTAAAATCTCAAAAAGATCATGGAGAATATCGTTATCAAGATCATCCAAGACTTAAAGAGGCTTTAGAGAAGCAGCTTTTCGAGGAGCGTAAGGACACTATTAGACTTACAATAAGTTCTCGCAACCCAGACAAAGAAGAGCTGAAGAGAATTAATGGTGTTATAAGTATTCTATGTGAAAGGCATGGATATATTGTTGAATCTGCTAATCAGCTACTTAGGTATGTAGGCTCATTAATGGCTCGCAACTAAGGGAGTGGCTTTTGGATAAAAAATACAAAGATGCGCTATGGTTGAGTAAAACCTATTTAGATGATAGACAATCTGCGGAGACTATAGCGCATTTCTGCGGAGTCTCAAGCCAGACTATAAGATATTTTATTAATAAATATAATTTACGTGATGAAAGAGTTAAAATAGATAACGACTTAAAGGAAAAGTTTTTATTTAAACTTAAAAGTCTCTATATAGATGAGAATCTCTCTGTAAGAGAGATCTCCTGCTTGTTAGAACAAAATGAAGGCACCATAATGTCTATTTTGGCTAAAAACAATATTCAAAAAAGCTTGAATATTCGTCACGAAAAAGCTAAAGAAGCTAGGGCAAAAACACTTATTAAAAAGTATGGAGTAAATCACGTTAGTAAGATTCCTGGTATAAAAGAGAAAATTGAAGCTACTAACTTAGCAAGATATGGTCATTCTAATGTATTAAAATCCTTGGAAATTAGAGAAAAGATTAAAGCTACAAATCTTGAAAGGTATGGTGTAGAAACCCCACTTGAATTGAAAGAATTTCGTGACAAGTCTAATAAAACGTGTCTAGAAAAATATGGAGAAATATATCCTCAACGGCTTAGTTGCATAAAAGATAAAACATCCAAAACTAATTTAGAACGATATGGTTTTGATAATCCAATGAAAGTTGAAGAATTTGCAAATAAGCAGAAAGAGTCAGTATTTAAAAATTATGGAGTGGATCATCCGCTTCAAAGTATGGAGATCTATTCGAAGTTATGTGAATATAATCTTGAAAAGTTTGGAGTGGACAACGTTTTAAAGTTAAAAGAAACAAGAGATAAATCTAATGCAACTAAACTATCCAGGTACGGAACAATACATCCGTTACAAAATGAGAATATTCTAAATAAAGTAAAGAATACTAATTTAGAACGTTATGGTACAAAATGGTCGATTCAAAATAAAGAGATTCGTTCAAAAGGAAGAGAAGCTTCTATTTCAAATGGATTATTTACAATCTATCATGGGAAAACTGCTCATGAATGGGCGAACGAGTATGACATACCAATGGTTGGCTTCTATAAGTGGATTGGCAATAATCCATTGTCATCGAGAGAGCAGATTATCTCGTATCTGGAAGGATTCGAAAGACATAAAACAGATATAGAGAATATTATAGAAGAGAAATTTGGTTTTGATAAGTTTAATAAAATTTTTGACAAGTCTATGAATTATAGACCAGATTTTAAATTAACTAACTCAATAGCTCTTAATGTGGATGGCCTGTATTGGCATTCAGAGCTAACTAAAGATAAATCATATCACTTTGAAATGAGGTCTAAGTATGAAGCTGCTGGTCTTAGAATTTTACAATTCAGAGAAGATGAAATTTATCAGAAGCTAGATATAGTTGAGTCAATGATTAATAACGTGCTGCACAAAAACACATCTAAAATAGGTGCTAGAAAATGTTCTATACAGCTTGTCAAAAATTCAGAAGCTTCAAAATTCTTAGAAAAAAATCACATAAAGGGAGCAAAACACGCTAAGCATATTGGTTTGTATTATAATGATGAATTGTTATCGGTAATGTCCTATAAAACAAATTCAAATTTAACATGCAAGATCGAGAGATTTTGCACAAAATTAGGAACTGTGGTGTCTGGCTCATTCTCTAGACTTCTTGGTTTTTTGATTAAGAATAACGAAATAGCAATTATTCATTACTGGGTTGATCTGCGATATGGAAGTGGAAAGTTTTTGCAGCAATTTGGATTTGTACATGCCAAGGACACGCTTGGTTGGAACTGGACAGATAAAGTAAATACCTATAATAGACTAAGGTGTAGAGCTAATATGGATAAGAGAGGGTTATCTCAAGCAAAACATGCTGAAGAATTAAAATGGTTTAAAATATATGATGCAGGACAACGTTTATATATTTTAAATAATAAAACAAATTTAGGAGATTGACATAAAATGAAAATTACTAGAATAAGTGAAAATGAGAAACAATTTACTGATAATAGCCCTATGAATGAGCTTGATCAGCCTTTCCCTACAAAAGTAGTGGAAGAAGATGAGGAGATTAATAATGCCCCGTTATTATACAATAGTTTTAAAGTATCTCCACTAAAAGTAAATAGAGTGCAAGCTTCTAGGATTGTTGATGGAGAGATTATAGATTATAAAGATTTCAAACCCCAAGCTAAGCTTATCATGGGAGTTTTATATAATCCGAATATTGTTCCTGTAGCTTCAGGAAGTATGTTTCAAATTTTGGGAGTTGAAAGCAAAGAATGCCAAGCTAAAGTTCCGCTTCTTTTATCATTTGATGTACTTGAAAAAAGCAAACCAATTGCGATTCAATCAGTTGAATTTGCTGTTCAAACGGAACCAAATTTTCTGGAAGAAATTTCACGTACATATTTTGGTACATATTTTGGATCTAAATCTATTATATGTGCCGCAGATATTGTTTCCGATATGTTTCATATTGCTTTTAAGTCATCATTTAATTTTGCCATATATGAATTGGAAAAAAGTTACGTAAATCATTTTGGCCGATATCCATCGGCAATAATGTTAATTTCGCGAAATACGGACCCGCCATTCTTTTTTCTTGACACTATAAGTATGATTAAAGGGGGGACCTCTTATGAAAGATCATATGGATTTGATGGATTTATAGTTGCTCTTGATGAAGAAGGTGAAGAGTTAATAACTCAATATTTATTGAAAGATAGCATTTGCAAAACTAGAGCATTTGCGACAAGTGAGTCAATAAAAGACTTTGCTACTCCAATTGAAAAAAATATGTTTCATGAAGACTATAATTCTGTTGAGTCCATATATAAGATTATGGATAGTAAGCTAAATATTGAAATTCTTAAAGAAAAGAAAGAAAAGTTAAATGATATTTTTAATCCTAGCAAAGTGATAATAGCTGGAAAAAACGAAACATTGTTTTCTGACTGACGAAGAAATAATGTCACAACAGCATGATGCTGGTCAACGATTATATATATATATATTTTTGATTAATAATGCTAAACAATAAATATAAAGTAGAGGTTTAAAATGAGTAAAACAATCAAAGTTGATTTTGAAAACTCTAGGTTAACTAATATTATTAGATATCAATCTAAATCGGTCAATCAACTTCTAGGATACGTTAGCTCTTTAACGGTTAGAGACTAAATGAATTATAATAACACCGTACAATGTGCTTCTTGGGAAGAATTTATATCAGAAATTAAAAATAGGCGAGCATTAAAACATAGTTTGGATTTTCAAGATTTTCCAATGCGACTTTCATTTGGATTTGAAGATGAAGAATTGGGAGAACTGGTTATGGCAAGCATTAGAGCTATTTCTCCTATAATGGCCTCTATGTCTGGTAAAGAAAAAAATATCTTTACATCTCAAATCGAAGACTTTAGTACCGGTGAAAATATCTTGCATATTTTATATCCTGAATTATGTGAAGATTAAAATGGCAAATAATTTTTTTAAAATAATAAAGATATGTACATTAGTTGGGAAAAAGTATCCAGAATTTGCTGATACTTTCCACATTATTAAAGATGAAGTACCCGATGAATATAGTATTCCATTTCATTACTTAGAAACAGATAAGTTTGCTAAAATAGAAGATGAAGAAAATATTATATTTAACACTGGTGACACAAAATTAGATGTTAAAACTCCATTTTTATTATCGGATAACCCCAAGATTCTCATTAGAGAGGTTTCAGAAAAAATTATATTTTTAATCGAAGAATATGTTAAGTATTATAATCATCTGCCATATCAAATAGCAATTTCTGTGCAAAATAATATGTATGGAGTTTTTGCAGTAGGTGATTTTAATTTAAAGAGAATATAAATGGAGTAATTATGTCACAACAGTATGATAGCTTATCTGATATTTGGAAGCTTAAGGGTCGTGGGAAACGCGATTCTGAGCGACACAAAGAATTGGTTAAACGTGCCATTCGAGAAAATGGAAGGGACCTGATCACAGAATACAATATCATACGTTCTGATGGAAGTAAAAAAGTAAAAGTCCCAATTCGCTTTTTAGATAAATATCATTTTAAATATGGAAAATTAAAAGATGATAAAGGAGTTGGACAAGGATTAGATGGTAAGCCTGGAGATAAATATAAAGTTGGAAGCCCAGCACCCGCCGGAGGCTCTGGACAAGCAGGCAATGGAGATGGAGAACGTTATTATGACGCAGAGGTTTCAATTGATGAAATTGTCGATATTCTGATGCAAGAACTTAATCTTCCTTGGCTTGAACCAAAAGGTACAGCACAGATAGAATCAGAAGAAGAGCAGTTTGACTCTATTGAAAAGAAAGGCATTATGCCCAACTTAGATATTAAACGATCTTTGATTCAAAATATTATTCGACACGCTGCAAAAGGTGACCCAAAAGTTGGTCAATTTCATAAAAATGATCTTCGTTTTAAAGAATGGGAAAATGTAAAAGAGTATCATTCTAATGCAGCCATTTACCTCTTAATGGATCGCTCTGGTTCTATGACTCTCGAAAAGACTCATATTGCTAAAAGTTTTTTCTTTTGGATGGTTCAATTTTTAAAGAAGCGATATAAAAAAATAGATATCATTTTTATAGCGCACGACACTAAGGCTTGGATTGAAACAGAGGAAAACTTCTTTGCTATAAATTCCGGAGGCGGCACTCAATGCAGTTCAGCATTTGCGTTGGCGCACGACCATATAATCACACACCATCCTGCGGACCGATGGAATAATTATGTTATTGAATTCAGCGATGGAGATAACTGGGGTAACGATAATCTATTGTGTCTAGATTATGTTAAGAAACTATTGCCATTATGCCGGGCCATCGGTTATGGAGAAATTATTCCAGATTCAGATAAGGAAAATGCTTGGTTTAATAAATCTAATTTATTATCTACTGTATTAGAAAAAAATATTAAACGAACAAGATATGTAACATTAAGATTGCAAAAACGAGATGATGTTTTTGATGCACTAAAGAAATTCTTTAATATTGATGGAGCATCAGATAAAAATCTAAGAGATGAGAATGGAAAATGAAAAACCAAAATATCAAGATGAAATTTGGCTTAAAACTGAGATTTTAATATCTAAAAAAACTGCTACAAAAATAGCAAAAGAAAACGGATGGTCTGCTTCTACGGTTTTAAAATGGCAAAGGCATTTTGGAATTATAGAAGAATATAAGAATCACAAATGGCTCCAACATCAGTTTTTAGATCTTAATAAAACAGCTTTAGAGATTTCAAGAGAACAACATTGTTCTTCAATCACAATAAATAAATACCTCTGTAAGTTTAATATTAAAAAATCTTATGACGCAGCAATACAGGCTAAGATTCTTTCAACAAAAAGAACTTGTATCGATAGATATCAAGTAGATAATCCTATGAAGTTGGCAAATATCAAACAAAGAGTAAAGATAACTTCTAAAGATAAATATGGTGAAGAACATTTTTTAAAAACAAATACAGGCAGAGAGAAACTAAAAGAATCTATTAAACAAAAATATGGTTGTGATTATATAACTCAAACACCAGAAGTAAAATTAAAAATCAAAGAAACAGTAATGAATAAGTACGGTGTTTGTAATGTTTCTATGGTGCCTGAGATCGCAAAAAAGAAAAGACAGACGCTTATCTGTTTGCATGGATTTAATCCGGCAACAGAACAGACGGGACTCTGTAGAGTTATTAATGGTCTTACAACCAAAGAATTAGCTGAGAAGCATAATGTACCATATTCTTCTTTGAATTATATTTTTAGAACATTTCATATAGAAACTGAAGAATCTTTAGAAGCATTCTTATCAGATTACAAGATTGGACCTAATAATTTAGAAAAGTATTTAGAAGATTTAATAGATCTTCCACATTGGAATATTGCGCCTGAAAATGTTAAATTATCATATAGACCAGATTTTAGATTAAGTAATTCTATTTATTTAAATGTTGATGGGTTATATTGGCACTCTGATAAATTTAAAGATAAAAATTATCATTATAAAATGAGAGAAGAGTTTGAATCCGCAGGCTTGCAAATCGTACAATTTAGGGCAGACGAGATACATGCAAAGCCAAAAATCATTAAATCTATTATAAATAATAAGGCAGGAAAGTCGCAAAAGATCTCCGCTAGAAAAACCATCATTAAAAAAGTGTCTCATGAAAATGCTATGATTTTTCTAAATGAGAGTCACATAAAAGGATATAAAGCTGCAAAACATATTGGATTATATTTTGAAAATATTTTGGTCATGATTTGTTCTTATAAGATTATAAATAAAATTTTGAAAATTGAAAGACTTGCAACATTACTTGATCATTTAGTTGTTGGAGGAGCATCTAAATTGTTTAAATTCCTTGAACGTAATTTAAAATTTGATATGATTCATTATTGGGTTGATTTACGATACGGAAAAGGAGATTTTTTAAGTTCTATGGGGTTCTCTAAGAACAAAGATGTTCTTGGATGGGAGTGGACTGACTATGTTAAAACATATAATCGTTTACAATGTAGAGCCAATATGGATGATAGAGGTTTATCACAATCAGAACACGCTTGTGAGTTGGGATGGGTCAAAATTTACGATGCAGGACAAAGATTATGGATCAAACAAAACAATCTTCGATGATTGATAAGATATATACCACTGGATTATTCACCCCAATATCATTAGACAAAGGAGAGTTTTCGCTTAATGGAACTGATTATATTGCAGTTGCAAGAGGAGATCATGTTAATTGGATTGTGAAGAAAGTTATTCATGTTCGGCCCGAAATCTCACATGGAAGCTTCGCCAGAGCAGATAGTAATGCATCAAGGGTTAAAATTCGATATGTCTCAGTTTCCTTTGAAGAAGTATTTGATAATTGTTCAGATCGAATTAAAAAAGAATTGATTTATCATTTTGATATTTTTAATGATAATAAAAAGAACAATTATTTAGAAACACCTGTTTTTGAAATACAATCAAATCCACAAATTCATCTATCGGATATTAAAATACGTAGATTCAAAATGTTAGAATATATTTGGAGAAAATAATATGAATGATGTTCTGGAAAGAAGAATTAAAATGTTAGAAGAGTTAGCAACTAAAGAATTAGGATTAGACTTCTTTCCAATTATGTGGGAAATAGTTCCTGAAGAGGTAATGTTAGAAGTGATGTGCTATGGACTACCTTCAAGAATTAGGCATTGGTCTTATGGGCAAAGTTATGAGTATCAAAAGACGCAGGGAGAAATGGGAGCATCTAAAGTTTATGAATTGGTTTTAAATAATGATCCCGCATTCGCCTTTTTGTTAGATTCTAACAGTAATATTGCAAATTCAATGGTCGCGGCACATGTTTTGGGTCATGTGCATTTCTTTAAGAATAATTATTTATTTAAACAAACCGACCGTAAAATGGTTTATCATGCTGCTGAGCGAGCATCAAGAGTAGAGGAGTATATTACTCAATTCGGATTAGAAGAAGTAGAAAAAACCATGAATATTGCTTTAGCTATGGATAAGAATATTAATTGGAAAAGAGGAATAAATAGAACACAATATGGTGATAGGAAAAGTGTCTGGCAAAAGAGAAAGGTACAAGAGTTTGATGATATGTTTGGACTAAATAAAAAACCCGAATTAGAGCGAGTCATTGAAAATGATATATTTCCACCAAGTCCAGAGGAGGATTTGCTGTGGTTCTTCGCTAATTATGCGCGTTTAGAGCCCTGGCAAAAAGATATTTTTGAAATTATTAGAGAAGAGTCATTTTACTTCTATCCGCAATATAATACACAAATAATAAACGAAGGTTTTGCCTGTGTTTCCGGAGATACGCTTGTTCCAACTGAACAAGGTATTCTACAGATTAAGGATATAGTTTTAGGTGATGCATTATATGTTGATGATAATGAAAAGAGGAGGCAGATTGTTGGAAAAAAGATAATTGGAGAGAAAGAGTGCAAAAAGATTATAACTAAACGAGGCTATGAGTTATGTGGTGCAAATAATCATCGTGTATTATGTGATAATAAGTGGAGGCAGCTAGATGAGTTAGAAGTAGGGCAAAGAATAGATATATCTTTAAATAACGAGATTTGGTCAAATAATTACGTACAAGTTGATTATAAACCCAAAAGAGCGAAGAAAACTTTACTAGATATATCAAGACTCGCAGGAGTTGCTCCAGTCACTATTGCTAGAAGGAGGATGGGTTTAAATGTTAAAAATCTAAATCATATAGATTCTTTAATTAAGATTTATGAGGCTGAACAAAATGATTTAACTTTATGCAGCTCATATAGCTTTGATAGGCGAAAAATATTTTTAATTCCAGATCATATTGATGAGAAATTTGGAAGGTTTTTGGGCTTATTGATTGGTGATGGACATATATCCAGAGCAAGCAGATCTTTTGGATTTACATCTGGTGATTTAGAATTAGCTGAAGAATTTAGGACCTTAATTTGTGATTTATTTGCAACAAAGTCTGTGCTCAAGAAGGATGAAAATCGATATAGAATCATCTGTCATTCAGAGGGAATATCTGATTTTTTAATAAATTATATAGGATGCAAGCAAGGAGTTTCTGCGAGAAAAAAAGATGTGCCATCGATAATTTTACAATCTCCAAAGTCCGTTATGTCATCGTTTATTAGTGGATTATTCGATGCAGATGGATGTGCTCATAAAAATGGAATTACATTCGTAACTGCTAGTAAGCAGATGGCGAAATTAATTCAAACTATTTTAGTTAATTATAATATTCTTTCTAGTAAATATTACAGACAAGATGAGACATATGCTATTAATATATTTGGATTATCAGCAAAGAAATTTTCTGAACAAATTGGATTCGGATTAAACAGAAAACAAAATATTTTAAATGCTTTTATACAGAATAAAAAATGGTTTAAGAAAGAAAAATCATATGATGAGATTAAACATATAGAATCGCTTACTGAAATAGTTTATGATATTTCTGTTGAAGAGTCTAATAGATATGTGGCAAATGGATTAATTAATCACAACTCATTTTTTCACGCAGAATTAATGTATTTGCTTTCGGAAAAAGAACTTAGTTCAACTGAATATTTAGAATTTGTTAAGATTCATGAGCGCGTTATTCAACCAGGAAATAATAAGTTAAATATCAATCCATATTTTTTGGGATTTACGATTTTAAATGATATTAGAGCAAAATGGGATAAGAAGCATAAAGATGGAGAATCGGAACTTACCGGAATACAAAAAATTCTAAAAGTAGTAGAATTAGAGGATGATATTTCATTTTTAAGAAATTATCTGACACAGGAAATTGTTGATAAACTTAAAATGTTCGTCTATATTGAAGAATTTGATCACGCAAAAAATAAATTTATCGAAATTAAAAGTACCCGAGTAGAGGACGTAGTAGAATATATAGCGAAGGATATTTACAACTATAGGGCCCCAATTATTTCTATTAATGCAGCCACTCCAACTGGAATTGAATTAGTACATCAAAGTAGAGAAGTTGGAACACTAGACCCAAAGCATTTAGAAAAGGTAATGGGATACATATATGAAATATGGCCAGGAATTGTAGATTTGGAAACGATAGATAATCATGGTGAAATAATTAATTTTACTTTTGATGAATTTGGAATGAGTTTCCAAGACGATGAAAAAACGGGAAAACATCGTATAACTTTTAAAAAGAAATAAGGGAGTTGCGATGAATACTGAAGTTACAGAAGGACAAGTATCTGTTAAAAAAGAGCCGTACATCGATTATTCTTTTCAATTTAATTTAGCAAGAGAAAGAACGGAAAAGAAAATTTTTAGTTATATGTGCGATCTTGCTAAGAAGTTATTAGAAACCAAAAGAAAATTAGGGCTCTTAGTTGTTTTAGGGACATTCGATAGGTATTCGGATTATTCTGTTCCTGGTATGCGTCAATTGGGAAAGAATACTATTCAGAAGTATATAAATGTTGCTTTTGGTCAATTCGAAACAGATATAGAGAAAATATTCGAATCAAAAGAAGACGGAGCTATTATTATAAATCATAATGGTCAGATTTTGGGCACCGGAATTTATCTTACAGTAGATCACCCCTCTTTGGAGATACCAGAGGGCGCCGGAACAAGACATATTTCTGCTGCTTCTTTTTCTACTAGAGATGATGTAATATCTACATTTACTCTCTCAGAAGAGACCCTGACTGTTCGATTATGGAAAGATGGAGCCTTTACGGAACAATATGGGCCAGAAGAAGATGCAGTCTGATGTCCTTGCTTAGTAATGAAGAAATTCATAAGATTTTCTTAGATAATCAAGACTCTTTTAATAATCATTGGAGGCAAGATTTATTTATAAATCTCTGTCCTTTGGTTATTAGTAGAATAAAAAAATTTAAAACTTTTTCTTATGTTCAAGATCTAGAGCAAGAGTTCAAATTAGCTTTATGGTCTGCAATTAAAAGTTTTGACCACCATAAACATTTTGACTTTTACCGTTGGGTGAATTGGTACTTTGCCAATTCCAGTAGAAATTTTCAAAAAAATTATAATAAGATTAACTCTATTAATCTTGATGGTAATGATATAAAAATGCCAGATGATTTATTATTCGCAGAAGAGATGTTGAATTGTCAACAGCTTTCGTTAAGAGAAAAGTATATCATCCAAAAAATATTTTTTGAAGACCAATCATTAGAAGTAATTAGTAAAGAATTAAATCTCTCAATAGAGAGAGTATGGATACTTAAAAATAAAGCAATTAAAAAAATGAAAAATATGGAGTATGATTATAATGAATGTTAATGGAAGTATTCTGAGTGATATTATTATGCATAATAAATATGCTAGATGGAATGAGAATTTACTCAGAAGAGAGACTTACTCAGAATGTGTTGATAGAAATAAACTGATGCATTTAGAAAAATTTCCAGAGCTTAAAGATGAAATAGAGGCGGCGTATACCTTTGTGTATGATAAAGTTGTGTTGCCATCTATGAGAAGCATGCAATTTGCTGGTAAGCCTATTAAGATAGCCCCAAATCGTATGTTTAATTGTTTTGCGAAAGAGACAAAATTTGTTACATCTAAAGGGACTAAATCTTTTGAAGAATTTTCTGATGGTGATCATGTAGAAGTTGTAACGCATACAGGTACATTTAAACAAGCAGTTGTTAGATCTTATGGAGAACAAGAACTGTTTGAAACAATTTTAATCAGAGGTCGTAATTCTCAAACGGTATATGCTACAAAAGATCATAGATGGATTAAATATGATGGAGAGCAAACAACTAGATTACAAAAAAAGGATGTTTTATATCCAACTCCAAAGCTTGAGTTATTTAATTATGCTACTTCAGAACCATTAGAAAAGTTATATTGGTGTTATGGCTATGCCTATGGGAATGGCACCATTATAGAAAATGAAACTTCTCAACATTATATTGTTAATTTGCATAGTGTAAATTCTAAGAAATACGCCTCTCGATTTCAAGAAATGGGATTTGAAACAAGTAATCTTAAGTCACATAATGATTTTTTAGCTTGCATTGGAAATTATCATAAGCTTATATCAAATATAGATGCCAATTCTAAAGACTTAATAAAAGCATTTTTTACCGGATATTTAAATTCATCTGGAATTAGAAATACAGATTTTAATAACAATGATTCTGTGTCTAAATATAAACAAATTTCAACCACTGATTTGGAGCATGCGCAGTTTATAGAAAAGTGTGCAGAAATTTCTGGATATTTTATATTATCTAAGAAAAAAATCATTAAGAATAAAATTATAACTTATCGTTATACTTTAACAAATAATATTGGAAGCAGTATATCGACAGCTTATTCTGTAAAAAATATTAAAAAAACTGATAGAAAAGAAGAAGTATGGTGTTTAGAGGTTGAAGAAGATCATAGTTTTATATTGTCTGGTGGAATAGTTACTGGAAATTGCGTTTTTGCTCCAGTTGATGATTATCGTATTTTTGGTGAGGTTATGTTTTTGCTTCTTGGAGGAAGTGGAGTCGGTTATAGTGTTCAAAATCATCATATAGATAATCTTCCTGAAATTAGAAAGCCTATTAAAACCAGAAGATATTTAGTAGGTGACTCCATTGAGGGGTGGGCTGAGTCGGTTAAACTTCTCATTAAATCATATTTTCTTAATAGCTCTAAACCTGATTTTGATTTTTCTGATATTAGATCAAAGGGTGCAAGGTTGATTACATCAGGTGGTAAGGCTCCAGGTCCAGCTCCATTGCAAAAGTGTTTATTTTTAATTGAGCAATTATTAAATTCCAAAACAGATGGCGATAAGCTTAAGCCAATAGATGCTCATGATATAATGTGTTATATAGCTGACGCTGTGCTCGCCGGAGGGATTAGGCGATCTGCAATGATTGCGTTATTCTCTATCGATGATATAGAAATGTTAACTTGTAAATCCGGAAATTGGTTTGAAAAGCATCCTCATCGTGGAAGAGCAAACAACTCTGCTGTAGTTTTACGTTCTAGAGTTACAAAAGAATCTTTTGGAAAACTATTTGAATTCATGAAAGAAAACAAAACTGGAGAGCCTGCTATATTTTTAACAAATGATAAAGACATGGGTCTTAATCCATGTGGAGAGGCTTCGCTTAGAGCATTTTCTGGTTGTAATTTAACAGAGATAAATGCTTCTTTAATTAACTCTCAAGAGGAATTAAATGCTGCGGCAAAAGCGGCTTCATTTATAGGAACTCTTCAAGCTTCTTATACGAGATTTCATTATTTACGTCCAATTTGGGAACGAGGATTTAAAAAAGATTCTTTAATTGGAGTAGGTATTACTGGTTTAGCAAATGAAAATTTCTTAAAATTAGATTTAACTAATGCTGCTAAAATTGTAGTAAATGAAAATAAAAAGATATCAGAAACAATAGGAATTAAACAAGCTGCTCGAACAACTTTAGTTAAGCCTAGTGGGACGACAGCTCTTTTACTTGGAACAAGTTCTGGTATACATGATTGGTATGCAAAATATTATATACGTCGTATTAAGTTATTAAAAAATGAAGAGATATATCATTATCTTGCTAGAGAATTACCGGAACTAATGGAAGATGATTGGGAGAAGCCACACATACAAGCCATATTATCTATTCCTATGAAAGCACCAGAAGGCGCCATTTTAAGAGAAGATACAACACCAATCGCTCTTTTGGAAAGAGTTAAAGATGTTTATAAGCGTTGGATATTTCCTGGACATATTACTGGTAGCAATACTCATGCAATTAGCTGCACCGTTAATGTTAAAGATAATGAATGGGATGAAGTAGAAAATTGGATGTGGACTAATAAAGATAGTTATAACTGCATTTCTGTTTTTCCACATTTTGGTGGTTCATATAAACAACTTCCATTTGAAGAAATTACTGAAGAATGCTACTACAAAATGAGTACTAATATACACAGGATTGATTTAACAAAGATATTGGAAATGGCAGACGATACAAATCTTACCGGAGAAGCAGCATGTGCTGGTGGTGCATGTGAACTAACATTTTAATGATTACAATACGCTCAAACAAAACTAATTATTTAGAAAAAATAGAAAAGGCCAAAATAGATTGGATTAATCTATTGTTAGATTATGTTGGTGTTGATTTAGATGTATTACATTCATATGATTTACCTCGACAAGTAGAGGCTTTGTTGGAGCAATATAAAATAGAAATTATAACCAAACCGGGCATTGGAGCTTTACGTATTATAATGGAGGGAGAGGTAATTGGTACGTGGGGAAGCCCAAGTTTTTTGTTGAAAACAAATCTAGAAGCAGGCTATAAATATTATGAAATCACAGTAGAGACCTGGACTTTAATGGATGAAGAAATTGCAATGAATTAGTTTAGTCAAAGTACACAAAACATAAAGCAACGGAACATTCCAGGAGATTCACTTATGAGCATTAACTCATTACTTGAAAGAAAAATTTTAGTTTTAGATACATCATCATTAATTGCGTTCCCTGAAATATTAGACACCATTATGGATTCTACTGTTTTAATTCCTTTGGAAGTTTTAGAAGAGCTTGATAATATAAAGACTTATAAAGATCAAGCAGGAATGATGGCACGACAGGTAAATCGCAAACTTGACTCAATGAGACAGTTTGGATGTTTATTCAATGGTATAGATAATCAAGCCAATTCTAAGGTTTACGTAGTTTCTAATTCTTCAATGGCGTGTCTGCCAAGTAGTTTGGCAGACACAGTTGATAATAAAATAATTTCTATAGCCAAACAAGCCAAAAGTATTTTTGACGATGTCACCCTGATTAGTGAAGATATTGCTCTAAGAGTTAAATGTGATTCTTTAAATATTGCATGTCATGGCGCGAAAGTATTTGCCAAATCTGTAAAAGATGATTCATATTTAGGGTTTCAACATCTTGATATTTCTCAAGAAATCATGGATATGTTTTACCAAGAAGGAGAAATTGTACCAAAAGAATTCGGTATTACTGAGTCTTATTATCCAAATGAGTTCTTAATTTTAAAATCTGGACAAAGTAGCGCTCTAGCTAGAGTACGACATGATGGACTATGGAGGAAATTAGACTTTGTTGGAAATGCTAAGAAAATTAAAGTAAGCAATATTTCTCCAAGAAACAAAGAACAAACATTAGCCTTGGAATTGCTTTTGGATCCAGCTGTTGCAATGGTTACGCTTACAGGTATGGCTGGCAGTGGTAAGACTATTATGGCGATTTCAGCGGCTCTTCAAGAATTACAAGCAAAGAATTATAGTAAAATTGTAATTTCTCGACCTGCGGAAAGCACTTCAAAAGAAATAGGATTTTTACCAGGATCTTTAGAAGATAAGATGATGCCATGGATGCAGCCGATTATGGATAATTTAAAAATATTATTAGGAAAAAATGGTTCCAACTATATATCTATGATGTTTGAACATGGAGAAATTGAGGTAGAATCTTTATCATATATTCGAGGAAGAAGCTTTCAAGATACATATCTTATTATAGATGAAGCGCAAAATATCAGTGCAAGTGAAGCCAAAGCTTTGATTACAAGAATGGGCAATAAATCCAAGATTGTTTTAATAGGAGACTTAGAACAGATAGATTCCTGTAGGGTGACTCAAAAAACGTCTGGTCTCGGAATTGTAGTAGAAAAGTTTAAAGATTTTGAAGCTTCTGGACATATTACACTCTTAAAAGGTGAAAGAAGTAAGCTCGCTACATATGCTGCAAAGATAATGTAACTTACTAATTTATTATATCTCAGTGAGAGGTAATAATGGATAAACTTGCTGACTTATGTGAATATTTAAAAGAACATAAATATTATGAAGAAGCAGAATTCTTATTAAAATATATTAAGAAAGCAGGTTTATCTTTTGATATTATTAAAGAAGCAAAAAAATATCAGATTAAAAGTGGAGACACACCTTACACTTTATCCAAGGGAAATTATCAATATCAAAAAGCAATAGAAAATGCTAATAAACAGATTAAAGATTGGTCAAAAATTCAAATAGATCAAGTAATTGAATTGCCTCCGATTGCTAAATCAGAAAATCCAAATAATGATGTAGTATATACTATTAAAGCAATAGCTTTAATTAAAAAAGTAGAAACAGAAGTTTTGTATACTTATCCAGACTTTGGATATAGAGCTTATGGATATGGTCACAGATATGGTAAAATGGATGCTGGAGAAATAACTAGGTACAAACAAACTTTAACTAAACGAAATAAAATAGGTACTTCTGGATTTTTGACTGCTCGGGAATGTAAGTTTATTTTTGGAAAGAATTTTAAACAAATAGACTCTGGAACGGCAAATAAACTATTGCTTCAAGATATAAATATAGCATTGGGATGCATCAAGCGAAACATAAAACATAAGCTTAACCAAAATCAAGTGGATGCATTAATTAGTATTATTTATAATACAGGTTGTGGAACTTTTGCTCAGTCTTCTTTATTAGATACTATTAATGCGGGAAAATTAAACACAGCTGCTAAACTAATTCCTACAAGTTTTATTTTATCTGAAACTCATAAAGAAAGAAGAAAGTTTGAAGCAGAGTTATTTAGAACGGAACTTATATGAAAATAATACTCAATTCTGATAGTTATATGATAGTAGAAAAAGATGAGGATGTTGTTATCCTTGGTATTAAAACTAAGCAAGGAAAGGAAAGTTATACTATAACTGCAACTTTACAAAAAGATCATCTTGATTTATTAATTACACAACTAGTATCTATGCGCGCAAGGATAAGTTATGTCGAACAAGAATGACGAAATTAAAATAGATACTTCGGCTTTTAATATTCTAGATGATATTAAGAAAAAAGAAGCATCTGGAGAAGAAATAGATGAATACACTAAAGAGGCACTTAAAACTATAGAATTTGCTAGCGCATTAATGGATTCAATTCTATCGGGTAGACATATAGATTTAGCCTTTTATAAAGCTTATACTAGAAATGCTATTACAAATATACGTCGAATAGATAAACGTAATGGTATAAAAAGAGTTATTAAAACAAGAATAGAAAATGAAGATTAATTTGTATGATAATCCACACCCAAATTATCAAGCCATTTAGTTATATCTTTTGATTGAATAGCTAAGCCACCAAAAGTTGTTGCTGTGGTGGCAAATATAATTCCAACCACATTTCCTTTTTTATTAAACAAAGGACTGCCTGAGCTTCCAGGAAGTATTATTCCGCTAAGAAATAAATAATCAGTTCCACTATTTTCCATAATAGGAAATAGAGCATCTGAGCGTGAAATGACACTAGAAACATATGTATCTGTTACAATTGGAAACGCGCCCTCTGGGGCACCGACAGTAGTTACTGGAATGGGTAAAATAAGGTCTGATGTATCGAATACAACAGCTGAAAGATATTGTTCAGTTTCTAATAAACATAAGTCCGCTTCCGGATCAGTGTATATTACAGAAGCCATACCAGTGGGTTTATATGAATAACTTATTTGGTCTATACCGCTATTATAAGTAATTATAGTGGGTATTAATGGATTTAAATTAATTTCCAATTCTTTAGAACAAAAATGATCATTAGCTAAAATATAACTAATATTATCTTCTTTATAACTTGCTACTACAAATCCGGTAGCGTTAGAGTGTCGTATGGGTCCAAATCCAATATCTTTAAATAAATTTAATGAAATTATTGGAGTTAAATAAGTTTCATATATTGGAGTAGGTTTTAGTAAATTTGTAAAGAAAAATATTGAAAGAAAAATTAAAATAGATAAATAAACTAGTTTTTGTGAATTAATTTTTTTCAAATTATTCTCCTTGGTTTTGAGAGTAAAAAGCTCTCAATTTTAACTTAATATATTAATACGATTTGAAAGAGAATGCTAATATTACAAATAACTTTATGAGGAAGAATTTATATGGGATGTGGTTGTAATAAAAAAAAGAAAAAAAACAAAGAAGCTGTACCACTTGGTAGCACTGTTCATAAGCCTATGGTTGGTAATAAAAAACCAAAAGTTATAATAAGTAGTATAGTAAGATTTAAAAAAAAGAAGTCAAAATAAATAGATTTTAAAATTCTTTAATGTTTCATTTGTTACGAACCGGTAAAAATATTTGGGAGGGCTCTGTGGATGCCATGGAAATCATACTTACAGGTTATAGTTTTGTGGGCAGAGGAACATGATTACATTGTAGATTTAGATGGAATAGATAATTGTATATGTTTAGAATCTAAAATTATTGAATTAAATGCAAACATTAATGATTTAGAAGTAAAGACTTATATTGCTCTACATGAAGCAGGACATATACTAGTCAGACAGTCACCTGGATTATTGAAGCTTTTATCTCCAAAAAAAAGAGAAGAAAAGGAGCTTACAGTAGAAGAAAAAGTAAGTGTTATTTTAGAAGAAACAGAAGCTTGGAAAAGAGGATATAAATTGGGTATTAGATTAAAAATTCCTATTAATTTAATAAAATGGGAAACAGAACAGGCTGTGGCTTTAAATAAATATATGAAGTGGGTTCTTAAGGAGTATTAATAATGATTAAAATGTCTACTGAAATAAAACTGTTAAATGAAAAAGCTGTAATTCCAAAGAGAGCGCACGAAACAGATTCTGGCTATGATTTAACTTTTATAGGATTTGATAAAATTATAGGAGATGTTATTATATTTAAAACAGGCATAGCTTTATCTCCACCAAGTGGTTATTATTGGGAGATTGTTCCTTGTAGCAGAATTGTAAAGCAGGGATTATCTTTGGCAAACTCTATTGCTATTATAGACGAAGATTATCGTGGAGAATTACTGGTGGCTCTAAGAGTTCATCATTCTTATGCTGGTGATGGAATTAGCAAAAGTCAGCAATTTGCAAGTGGAATTATAGATTTTGAAGGTAATAGGTTTAGAACTTTATCTTCCTTAGCAGAAGCTATAATTGAACAAAAACCTGTATTAACACAAATTATTTTAAGAAAGAGATATAGTTCTAAATTTGAGATAGTAGAAAATTTATCTGAGACACATAGAGGTGATGGAGGCTTTGGTTCTACCGAGCTATCTTAATATTTATATATTTGAGTTGAATAAATAAGTTTACATTAAACCTAAATAAAATACTAATTATCGTTCTCTTTTTTAGAGGTTATATATGTCTGATTATAGTATTTATCCAAACGCAATTGATGGTTATTCTCAGCTACCAACAATAGTTGATGGAATTACTCAAGTTAATGCCAGAAGTGTAAATACTTTGCGTTCTGCTATAATAAATATTGAAACAGAATTGGGAATTGCACCATCTGGTAGTTTTTATAGTGTTTCTGCGCGTATGGATAATATATCTTCATCACAATCAGATATACAATCTGATGTTCAAGATTTAACATCAAACCTTGGAGAACTAACATTAAAAGTAGATGAACATATTATTAATGAAGAAAACCCACATCAAATTGGATTTAATAATTTAATCGGTGGAACTTTAGGAAGTTTAAACAGCTTAATTACTGATGCTACATTAGATAATTCTACTGATTCAAGAACGCCATTATCTCATCATACAAGCCATGAAGCAGGTTCTTCTGATACAATAGATGGTGATATCTTGGGAATATCTTTTGTTCCAACAAATTATACACCGGATACAACTCCTACAGAGGTCACCTCCACATCTCAATTAACAGCCCATTTAAAAGGAATAGATAACAAATGCGTTCCATTGGCTCAAGTAATTACAGTTGCAAAAAGCGGAGGAGATTATACCACTATTGAAGATGGACTTGCTGAAGCTGCACTTATAATAGCTGGTGGTAATAGATGTCTAATTGAGATTTATCCAGGAGATTATTATGAAAATAATCCATTAATAGTCCCAAATACATGCTCAATTAATTGTCATGGTCGACACGAAACTACTCAAATGTTTTGTTTGAATACTGGTGCAGGTGTACATGGAATTATTTGCGCTATTGATTCAGAAATAATTGGATTGAAAGTTCAAAATGCTTCCGGAAGTAATGCCTCAGGATTTTATATTGGTCCAACTATTTATAATTGTATGCTACATGATACAAAAATTAAAGATTGTTATATTGGATGGTTATCTGAATCAACAGTTTTTTCTCCGGGAATTATTATTCGAGAACCATATGTTAATGAGGGTACTTGTACAAGTATTTTTAAAACTATAAATGGTGGGCAAATGAATATTGAAAATGCCCGAGTACTCGCCTCTGTAAGTTGTAATAATGCGTGGCATGTTGATGGATTAAATTCTACAATGCGAGTACTTTCTTCCAGGCTTAATGGTACAGGAGCTGTTTATGCTATAAGATCGGAAAATCTTGGAACAATAGAGGCAACTAGTGTAACAATAAATTATTCTCAAAATGGCATCATTATTCCTGCATCTGGTGGGGTTGTTTCTATGCAGGCTTGTGCAATTTATTCTGATACATTAGATTTAACTTTGGCTGATACGGCTAATGTTATATGTGAACTTTTTGGATGTGTATTAGATTCTGGAAAATTTAGTATTGGCGCATCAGCTCAAATATCTGGATATGGACAAGATATTAATTCGTTAAGTCCAGGACCAATGATTCTGGGAGAATTATGGCTTGGAGCAGATTCCACAGAAAGAGTACCTTTAAGTAGTTATTCAAGAGGTACGTTTTTAACCGGACTTATTAGTGGAGGAGAAGTTGAGTTTTCAGCACTTGGTGGACCATTAGATTTAGATATAAATACGGGAAGTGGATTTATAAATACAGGTACAGGTGTTAAAAAAATAATTTGGGATTTGACAACAATTCCAACATCAATAAATACTGATTTTTATATTTACGTTAATTCAAGTGGAGTTGTTTCTAACTCATCTACACCAGCATCTACAAATACAAATATTACTCTTGCATCTGGTCGTTCTGGGGCTTCTGGAGTTTTATATATTTCTAAAGATGTTATTATTCTTAGTCATTCACATCTTAATATACATAATTGGATTTCAATAAATGTTGGATTATTATGGTTATCTGGTTTGGAAACAACTGTTTTTGCAGGATTACAAGTTGCGGTAAGTAGCGGATCTTTTTCTCGTCCTGATGAAACAGTAACAATAGTTGGCGGAAGTCCAATAACAATGCTTAGATGGTATAGAGATCCAATAGTTGGTTGGAAACACACAATCGGCGATGTTGATGATGGATTTTATGATGATGGAAGTGGTACATTAGCTGCAATACCGGGAGGTACTCCTTGGAAGAAAGATGCAATCTATGTAACAAAAAATGGTTCTGAAATATTTCATTATTTTTATTCTCAAAGTACTTATATAGATCAAGTAACAGCAGAGGCAGCGTCTCTTCCGATTCCACCTAATCAATTTCAAACAGGATCTTTAGCTTTTTTATTATCTGGGTCTGTAGTAAATTTAAATGCCGGAACTATTGCCACATTTACTGATGAATTAAGAACGTTGGGAGTATCTGGAGTGGGTTCTGGATCTCCAGCCACAGATCATGGAAGTCTTGCGGGTCTTGGTGATGATGATCATAATAGATATGTGGATCTTTCTGGTAATGCAGGAAGAAATTCATTTACAGGAACCTTAGATGCATCAAATGGTTCTATTATATTACCAGCTAACGCAACCCCATCTCAAACAACTGAAGGATCTGTGGTTTGGGATAATAATGATGATTTATTGACAATTGGAACGGGCGTTTCTCGCAAAATTATGGTCGATACAAACTCTAATCAGAATTTGGCGGGAAAAACACTTACAACTCCAGTAATATCATCTTATATAGATTTTATACCTATAGCACCAATTACTTCATCTGAGGGGCGAACATATTATGATTCTTCAGATCATTGCTTAGCTTATGGAACAAGTGATGGGTCAACCATTCAAGTTAATCAAGAAGAAATAATTAGATGCCTTAATAATTCTGGAGTACAAATTAATGATGGTCAGGCTGTTTATATTTCTGGATCATCATCAAGCCGTCCAGAAATTTCTTTAGCAAATGCTTCTTCAAGTTTAACATCAGATTCTGTAATTGGTTTGGCTACACAAAATATTGGAGATACGCTTCAAGGTTTTGTAACATCACATGGTTTGGTACGTAATATCGATACTACTGGTGGGCTTGAATCTTGGATAGCGGGAGATGTTCTTTGGCTCAGTACAACATCTGGTGGATTAACAAATGTGCGTCCAATATCTCCAAATCATGTAATTAGAATCGGATATGCTTTATTAATCAATGCAACATTGGGAGTTATTTTTGTAGATATAGATGTATATCCACATTTAACTGAACTTTGTGATGTTAAAATTTCAGCAGTACTCGATGGAGATGTGCTTACTTATGAAAATGCAACATCCTTATGGAAAAATATTGCACCACCAATAGCTTCTGAAATTCTAGCTGGAAAGATTGAAATAGCCACCCAAATTGAGGTAACAACAGGAACAGATGATACTAAGGCAATAACACCATTAAAACTTGCATCTAAATTATCATCTATTGCTGGTTTAGTAAATTCTCATGTTATCTCGTTATCAGCATCATTTAATATTAATAGTGTAACACCCACAACGGTATTTGGTATGTTTTGGACTCCAACGGTTGGAACATGGGATATAAGATGGGAAGGAGAAGTATATTCCAATGGCAATGCCATATCTTCTTGCCAATTTTATAAAGATGCTGTTGCTATTGGCTCAATTAGACGCAGAAATCGTAGTAATAATACATATGGATATTCTGAAAATTTTGTACAAGTAACAGTTACTGGTACAGAGATTATTTCCTTACGTATGGCTATAACCTCATCTAATATCAATGTTTATGGGCGCTCTTTATCTTTTACAAAAGTAAATGTGGTATAAGTTTCATTATAATTAGTTTTAAAAATAAAATATTATACTGGTAATATTAATTTATAGAATGTGGAGATTTATCTATGCGAGAATCAATTTTAACTAAAGAATGGACAGTTTCAGCTGTTAATGGTGGCTCAATTGTAGTTGAAAATATATTTGGTACGCAATTTTCGTTTAATGGATATATTGATCAAATTATTGTAAGAGCTAGTGCTGGTGGTGGTGCTAATTTTGATATGCAAATACGACGAGATGATACCTCTTCTAATATAGAAGATTTAATTTATAGTACGGCAGCTGAACCATTTCCAATGACAGATTCGGCTATTAATGCACCATTTGATACCGCACGAGCAGAAGATAAAGATTTGAGTATTTGGATGGATCCTGCCGTTAATGGTACAGTTGTAATTAGAATCGATTTTAGATTGCTTGGATAAGGTGTCATATGATTAATAGATTAATTAAAATTGCAGATTTTTTAGACCGTTCTGGGCGCCAAGAAGATGCGGATTTTATGACTGGACTTCTCATAGCTTATAAAAAGGCGCAATCCGGTATAGATGGTATTAATATAGAATCAGATTACATACCTGAAAGTTTAGAAATTCCAGATGATGAATACGATCTTTTAATGGATGTATTTTCTTCTTTAGGTAAAAGTCTAAATAAGGATGTTAAATAATGCCAAGAACAATTCCTTCTATCACTGCGACATCTAGAACTATACCTTCACCATCAAGTACTACATCTGCACCAATTCCATCTGGTTCTATTGGAGAAGATAGTACACAAAATAATTTAACAGCAATAGATTGTGATGCTAGCTTGCTTTCAGATGCAACATCTTGGTCGTGGACTATAGTAGTAGATGAAGATGGTACATATACTTCTGTTGCTACTTTTAGTAATAATACTGCTGAACAAACAACAATTACTCCGGATGGTCCAGGAGTTTATACTATTACATGTGCAGCCACTAATGATTCTGAAACTATATATTTCACACGCAGAATTATTGTCACAATAACCAAACCAGTTGCCTCATTATCTGTGTCTGTATCTCAAGTTGATTTTTCTCCAATAACATTTAATGGAAGTGGTTCAACTGGTACTGGAATTACTTATAATCATACATTGATCAAACCATTAGCATCATCTTCTGTACTAAGTGCCAATGATGTTGCTTCTCCAACTGTTATTCCTGATAGAATTGGTTTATATTCATCCAGTTTAACTATAACAGATGTATATGGTAGAACATCAACAACTGTGGCTACTACTGAAGTTGGTAGAGCTAGTCCATCTGGCTCAATTGGCATTGATAGTACACAAAATGATTTATCACCAATAACATGTAATGCAGCCCCCCTTTCAGATGCTATATCTTGGCTGTGGACTATATCAGTAGATGAAGATGGTACATATGCTTCTACAGCTACCTTCAGTAACAATACGGCGGAACAAACTACAATAACTCCGGATGGTCCAGGGATTTGGATTGTTACTTGCGCAGCTTCTAATAATTCCGGAACCACGTATTTTAGACGTAAAATAGTTGTTGCAATTGTCAAACCAATAGCGACAGTGGATCCTATAACAGCTCAATATACTTTAGCACAGATTACACTTAATAGTTCGACATCTACCGGAATAAGCATCACACAGGTTTGGACTCTTTATGAAAACAGCAGAGAGGATGGAGTTGTGGATGTATCCTCGCGTTTGTCATCATTATCAGATGTATCTCCAACTTTTTATCCAAGGCGTCGTGAGGCTACTTATATTGCGATATGTACTATTACAGATATGTGGGGAAACACAGATGTTGCCAGTACTGCGATAATTATTTCACCTCGTCCTTCTTCTGTTACTGTTGATACATCTACTGTCGCAATCGCAATATAGGAGTTGTTAATGTCTTATTTTTTACCTGATCTCGGAGAAACTCGTCGTATAGTTGGATTTGCTACCCCAACAGGAAACAATGTTGAAGATGCAATTGCTACATTAAAAGTTTTGGCTGCACTAACTACTTATCTTGCTGCCGATGCGCGTACACCGGGGGCTGATGTTGCGTGGTCATTAATCGCAGGTACTTCTGAGTGTGCTCATATGCGCAGGCCAAGTGGAAGTCCTGCAAATTGCGACGTGTTGATTGCCGGAAAAAATGGGGCTGCTACCCCTCTAATGGCACCGGGTGCTTATCAAAGTAATACACTTCTTGCTGGAGTAGCGGCTACAATTACTGGTACGCTTGACACTTGGAATCATGCAACGCTTCCTTTGGGTGCAGGTTCTCGATTTGGAGGGTATGGTTGTACTTCTGTTGCTCTAGGAGGTCCTCCCGGCATTTGTTGGATGCTGGAAAGTGCAGAGGATATGATTTTCTGTGGAACATTAAATAATCAAAAATTTGCTGTAGCATTAGGCGCTTGTATTGACCCACAGACCGATGAAGCACTTGATGCAGAAGCTGATGGGCGACTTTATTCTGTTTTTACAACTGGACGTTCTGCGTTTCGAACTGTTACTTGGAGTTCTGATCGTGGATGGGCAAAGGATGGAAACAGTTTATCTGATGAATCCGCTTGGCATGTGACAATTGGGGCTACAGCTCCTACGTGGATTTCTGCGGAACCACGAGAATATGTGCATTCTGCTGCGACTACACATAAACAGCGCTCTGGCCTATATAATTGGATTCCAATTACGATGCGAACTGGAAACTATATAACCGCTGGTAATGGCATTGGTGTATTGCGCGGATTCTTCCGTGGTCCCATGGGTGGGATGGGGGAAACGCGATCATCTGATGGTCATACTTATTTCTGTTTATCCGGCGGCACTCCGGGTGAAGCAGTCTGGGTCAAATGTTTGGCTTAATTAGCCTTATAAACCATTATTACATTTAACTGTAAAGAGAAAAATATATTTTCAAGTCGTGCAAATATTTGCTCAGTACAATATTATTGGAGCGATAATGTACATGCTTTATAAAAATATAATATATTTTGGTGCCCAATGAAATTAGTAATTGTAGAGTCTCCCAACAAATGTTCCAAGATAAAAAAAATCTTGGGAAGTAATTATCTTGTCATGGCCTCTGTTGGTCATATCATGGATTTATCAAAAGAAAAGAAAGATAAAACTTCAAGATTTTGGAACGGAATAGATTTGAGTACTTGGGATGTGAATTATAGTGTTAGTCCTGGAAAAAAAGATGTAGTAAGTAATTTAAAAGACGCTGCAAAAAAATGTGAAGAAATCTATATCGCAACAGATGATGATCGCGAAGGAGAAGCTATAGCTTTTAATATATTAGATATTCTTCCTAAAAAAGGTATCAAAATACATCGAGTTATATTTAAGACTATTACACAAAAGGATATTTTAGATGGTATTAAAAATCCTATTCCATTTAATGATAATCTATATGCAGCTCAACAAGCTAGACGAATCACAGATAGATTGGTAGGATTTAAAGTTAGTCCAATCATGTGGACAAAAGGTTTAAGAAAAACAAGCGCAGGAAGGGTGCAATCTGCCGCTCTTAAGTTTATTGTAGATAGAGAACGAGAGATTAGAGGTTTTAAACCAGAAGAATATTGGACTATTAAAGCCAAAACTGATTTAAAATTTGATGCTAGTTTTTATGGAATAGATTCTAAGAAATATATTCCAAAAACAAAAAAGAAAGTAGATGAAATTTTAAAAGATTTATCAAAAGATATAACTGTTGCTTCTTATGTAACAAAACAAAGAGAGAGATCTCCAGAGCCGCCTTTTATTACAGCATCTATGCAAAAAGATGCTGGTAATAAATTTGGATGGACTGGTAAAAAAGTTATGGATATAGCACAGAATTTATTTTCAAGTGGGTTGATTACGTATCACCGTTGTTTCCCTGGGTATGTAAGAATATCTACATCTAAAGGTCTAATTCCTATTAGAGATATTAAGATAGGTGAAGGAGTTCATACTATCAATGGAATTAAAAACGTAACCGATATAGTTAAAAATAAGAATCGAGATATATTTAAACTAAACACCAAACACGGATATCAAATTTTCGGATCTAATAATGAACCATTTATGATTTATGATTGTGAGAATAGAGTGCCGGTTTGGAAAAGATTAGATAAATTGAGAGCCGGTGATCTAATAGCTCTTAGTGGGCAAGAAGGCTTTTCTGAGGTTAAAAATAATATCTTTGAATACACTTGTCCATTTGAATCAGAAATGGATTCAAATAACCTATTAACATGTAATATTTGCAATAAAAAATTCAAGTCTTTGTCACCACATATCAAAAGATATCATAAGTTAACGGGCAAAGAATATGTTAAAAAATTCGGAAAAACAAACTTACACACAAACTCTGTAGAAAAATTTAATATTCCTAAAATAATGACTCCGGATTTGGCAAAAATATTAGGATATATATTATCCGAAGGGTGTATATCTAAGAACGGAAGAAATATTTTATTTTATAATAATTCCAGAGAGGTTTTGAATGATTTTGCGGTCTCTTTTAATAAAATATTTGGTACACAATACAGTCCAATGTATAATTCTAATAAATTCGAAGTTAACTCAAAAAGAATAGTTTGCTTTTTGAGTTATTTGGGAATGAATAGTAAACTTTCAATAGAAAAAGAGATTCCACATATAATATTTAAATCTGATTTAGAATCTAAAACTGCCTTTATTAAAGCATTTTGGGAAGGAGACGGAAGTTATGATTCAATCATTACTAATTCCGAAAAACTTAAAAATGATCTAAAATTATTACTTCTTTCTATCGGAATACCTACTGGATGCCATATTAATAGGGAGTACACTGGTTTTTCGATTGGAAATTCATCATATAAGGTTCAGCTTTCTGGATTTTATATTCAAAAGTTTTTTAATTTAATCGGAGAGCCGATTTCTAAGCACAGAATGGAGCAAAAAGAGAAATTACTAGAAAGAACACCAAATGGACAGCATTGGTCAAATAATAAGTTAACAACCGATAATGTTATTTGGGATAAAGTTATTGATAGCTCCTATTCACATAAAGAGGATACCTGGGATCTTACTGTTGAAGAGCAGCATCATTATATTGCAGAAGGATTTATTGCTCACAATACTGATAGTATTCGGTCAGATCCAGCAAAAATAATTGATATTAGAGATAGAATTGAAAAATTACATGGAAAACAATATTTATCTCCACAAACCAGAAAATATGCTTCAGGCGGAAATTCTCAAGATGCGCATGAAAGTATTAGACCTACTTTTGATACGGTTTCTGTATCATTAGGAACAGATGAACGAAAATTATTAGAATTAATTACTAATAGATTTATGTCCTCGCAAATGGCAGATGCCATATTTGACCAGGCTGCTGTTAGATTGGAAACAACGGGAAAAGATCACACATACGAGTTTCGCGCCAATGGATCAGTCCAAAGATTTGATGGTTTTTTAAAGGTATATGGAGCAGCATCAAAAGACAACGTTCTACCAGCATTAAAGAATGGACAAAAGATTGGGGTTGATAAGTATGAATCAAGTCAGCATCACACAGAAGCCCCCGCCAGATATACGGATCCCGGAACATTTACAGATAAGATGGAAAAGGAGGGTATCGGACGACCAGCTACTTATGCTTCTACAATGGATACTTTAATTGATCGCAACTATGTTGAGAGAGAAAAACAGAAAATTAAAGCTACAGAAGTAGGTATCATGGTTTCTGATTATTTAACGCATTTCTTTAAAAATGTTACTAGTTCTGCCTTTACAGCTACAATGGAAACAGAGCTTGATGAAATCGCTGAAGGCAAAAGACAATTTAAAACATCTATGGATACATTTTTTAATCAATTAACATTAGAAGTAGACGCAGCCAAAACATCTAAAGTTCAAATATTTAAAACAGATATAGATTGTAGTAGTTGCAATGATGGAACTAAAATGATTAAAAAGATTTCTGATTTAGGTGTATTCTTAGGATGCGATAATTGGCCTAAGTGTGGACACACAGTTAATTTTGATACTGATGGAAATATGGTAAATGAAGAGGTGGATACAGGCTATGAATGTCCAATTTGTGGAAATATATTAGAAAAAAGAAAGGGACCATATGGAGAATACTATCGCTGTAAGGGCTCTGCTTGTAGTTTTACAGGAAAAGAAAAAGATGGATCCGTAGTTGCTTCCGGAAAGTCTGCTTCTGTAGATCTGGGCGTTCCCTGTCCTAAATGTAAAAAAGGAACTTTGCTTAAAAGAGAAAGTGCGAAAGGCCCTTGGGTTGGATGTAGCGAGTTTAAAAATGGTTGTAAATTTACAGGTTCTATTGATGATTCTGGTAGTATTGTAGTTAAAAAGACACAGACAAAAACTTCTAGTGGGAAAACAACAAACGAATCATGCCCACTTTGTAAAACTGGAAAATTAATTGAAAGAAAATCTAAATTTGGTGCCGGAACTTGGTTAAGTTGTGATGGTTTCCCAAAGTGCAGATATAAGAAATAGAATTTAAACGGAGTATATATGGCGCGGTTCGTTTTGTATGTAGGTCCAATGTTTTCTGGTAAGACTACCAGATTGTTAGCAGAATTAGATAGATATAAATATAAAAATAAAAGAATCCTCCTTTTAAAACCAGATATGGATAGACGTTATTTTCACTCAAAAATTTGCACACATTCAGGTTCTGTAGCGGATGGCGTAGGAGTAAATAATATAACAGAAATTGCTTCTTTAAATCCTTTTGATTATGATGTGATTGCTATTGATGAAGCTTTTATGATTCCAAATATCGATCAAATGGCTATTAGCTTATATTCGCAAGGTAAGATTGTTTTAATATCTTCACTGGATTTGTCTTCTTCTTTGTTGCCATTTCCTGAAATATCTCGAATGATGCCTTATGCTACAGAAATTTGTAAATGTAATGCTGTTTGTGGTGTAAAAAATTGTTATCAAAATGCTTTTTTAACGTATAAAATAGAGGGAGTTGGCAAAAAGGATTCTGGAGAAATTGAAATAGGTGGAGCAGAAATGTATGAACCAAGATGTTGTTTGCATCATCCAATTTTGGCATCTTTTAAACACTTAAGTTAATATTTTATTGGAGTAAAAATGTATGAATTAGCTTCAGAATTTAAAAATGAATTGATTCATATTATTAGTCAAAAAAGACATGCCAATAAAGAAGATGTAGATTATATTGTTAAAGTATTGGTTTGTTATTTAAAATCAGAAGACCTATGGCCTAAGGGTAAAATATATTTAGTTGATTTATATCTTGAGGCAAACAAAACAAATAACAAATTTATTCGAATACAAAAATTTCGTACTCTTGGCGATTATTCTTTAGTTATGTCTGGTTTTTTTCCAGAAAGTATATCAAACCCTTCTTATTATATAGATATGGGATCTGCTGCATATTATGAGGTATCAATGTTAAAGAATCAATCAGAGCTATATAGGCGATTAGCTTTTGAATATTTACATTATGTTAATGCATTAAATCATGTTTCAATGGCAAGTAGATTATCGGGTGTAGAGCAAATTGGGTTAATATATCAGAAATATATAGAAACTCATAGTCCGATGCTTAAAAATAAATTACATGCTCTGGGGCTTTTGGATTTAAATGAGATAATGAGTTAATAAAATAAATAAAAATATGATTTAATGGAGGAGATAGTGTCTAAAGAGTTTACATTAGAAGAAGTACAAATTTTAATTGCCAAGGAATGCGACAATATAAAATTTCTATTATTAGAAAAAAATAAATCATATGGTAATTCTGTAATTAGTCCTAAACGAATCTTTTCTAAAGCTTCACCAATAGAACAAATTAAAGTCAGAATTGATGATAAACTTTCGAGATTGGAAAACTTAAAATCATCAAACAGTGATTTAACAGAAGATCCAGCTTATCGTAGAAACCAAGAAGATACAGAACAAGATATGATAGGTTATTTAATTTTATTAAGAGTGGCCAAACAATTATATGGAGATTAAAAATGATTACTATTGAAGAAATTTATGATATTATGAATTATGAAGAACCTATTTATTTCGCTGAAAATAGAGAATTGGAAAATTTACGTAAAATCAAACAAGGAGAAGTCCCTGTTCGAGAAGTTTTTAGACGCACAGGTCGTTCTACATTTTTAATTGCTTCAGCTATTTTTTTAGCTTCAATTGGTAAAAGT